AATGCGAGCGACATTAGTAATTTCACTTAAACCGCCAGCAGCAGGAGTAACAGCATCATTTGCAGCATAAGCAGTAGCGTCAGGGGTGGCACGAGTTATCTCAACAGAAGAAACAACGGTACGACCTCCGGTTTCGCCGATATGACTTTCACTTGCACTTCCAAATTGATACAGACCAATATTAAGATCAAAAACCATCGCCGGGTTGGTACCACCGACAAAGGTAAGAGTATAAACCGATCGGATATACTGAAAACCTTGAATATTAATCGAAAGAGAAGTAATCCCAAGAGCAGTTTGGGCCGGGAAAGAACCTCCGGTTATGTCAACCCAATCCTCATTATTAACCGATCCCTGTAATTTAACTTTTAGAGAGTAACTTGTTGGCGAACCGGAAACTGATTTAATATTAATAACTGGAACGATAGCACTAGAAAGATTAACTTGAATCGCCGCAGAAATAACACTTGCCCCGGCCGACTTGCTAACCAAAGGAATTAGTACCTGATTGTCTTGCCTTAAAATAACGCTCATTTTTATTTACCTCCATAGGAAAGGGTTTTGTGACCCTATGTTTATTAATAATTATCTATATTCTACCATTATTTATTTTTTTACAAAACTATTGGTCATAAATGTCTAATTTTTCTTCTTCATTTCCAATATTTAAATCTCTGTCTGCACCCGATCCGGCAATATTCGCCTCCTCTTCGAATGATATTGTCTTGTTATTTTCCTCTGAATCGACGGAGGGATTGTCAGAAAAAAAACCGATGAACATGTTTTTTCCCGTTTCTCTCAACTTGAAAACGAATAAATCAATAGTGGTTATCGCATCAACAAAACTCTTTGATATTCTCTTCGAAATAGTCTCAACAATAGTTAAATTCTCGAAAATATTTTTACAGATTGACCTAAAAGATGAATCTGCAACCGAAAAAGATTCTTGAAAAATTTGTGAAGTTTTTTTACCTATACCTTCAATTACGGTGACAACATCACCGAAAGATAATAATAACGATTTTGATATATTTTCAGTGATCGTTAATGTTTCGTTAACAAATAATAGGATACCCTTAATATAAGAGAACGCATCAGAGATTGAAAAAGAATCAGAAATATTGATATTGGGTTTTTTTCCACAATATTCAGTCAATGAAATTTCGTCTGAGACTGATAAAGATATTGGAGTAACATCATAATCTATGATTATTGAATCGACATACGGCGGAGAATCGACATATGTTCCATGAATGATAATCTTCCACCTTAGATCATTACCGGTGGTCGGGAAAGTATATTGTACATCAGGGACAACAGTATAAAAATTCGCTCCGCCATCGTTCGATAAACAATATTCAATATTTAAACCACCCGGGACATAATCAACTTTTGAAAGAGTAGCTCTTGGGATATTTTGGAAAGTACTACCAACATTAATAGATTGAGCGACATTATTATCGGCATAATAATAAGTATAATAAACGGTAATTTTTACATCATCAGAGTAAGTCGTATAAGCAGTCATTGATTGATTTGAATTTCTAAATGCAACACCAAAATTAGCATTATTAATATCATCTCTAGTCCAAGTATCTCCCCATAAATCACCATTACCACCAAGGGAATTCCACCTATTAGTTGTATTCAATTCACCGTCAACTCCGGTTCTGCCAGAAGCCGAAATACTACCATTTTTAACCAAGCGAACACCAGCCCAATAATCGCTTGAATGGTCACTTTTAGCTTTAATTTCTACCTTTATTCCAGTAATTGACGCTCCATAAGGAATATTAAATCCAAAATTAGTAGCTTTTAACCATTCAGAAGTCCAAACTCCACCATTAAGATTAGTTGCCAAAGTTACTGTCGCAAAATTTCCATCTTCCGTGATAGAATACCCGGGATTAGTCCACGGAACATGTGATCCACCAGTCTCGTTTGTACTTATTACTGATCCACCATGAAAACCACCTGTATTAGAAACTCCTCCAACTAAAGTAAGACGACCTAGAAAATCGTCCCAATAAGCGGTTGTATGAGCGCCATCTTTTTTAGTAGTAGTCGAGAAATTTTCGCTAACTTGGGCCATTTAGAAACCCTCCCAATTAGCTGATAGTAAGAGTCCAAGTAATCTCCATTGAATCTGCGGCTCCTTTAGCAATAGCACCAAAAGAAGTAGAACACCACATGTTACCATCACTAGAAGCGTCAAATAGACCAGCTTCGGTGATAGCGGCATTTGTACCATCTCCGGCCGCCCAATCTCCAATCAATGTGACAACAGCGTTATTTCTCGTTTTGGAGGTTAAAGCGTTACGGTCGATCTCGGCGCCAAGGACAGTCGCTCCCGGAGTTCCGGTACCAAGTGCCATGTGACTGACTTTAGATAAAGAGGGGGACGCAAGAAGCTGATCCAAAATACCATATAATCCGGCATTCTTTACCGTATTATGAATTTTGCGTTCATCTTTTAATTCACCTTCAGAATTAAAAATCTTGATATGCAAATCTCCTTTTATTTTGAATGTGTCTTTCATCTTGCCTCTCTATTTAATATTTTTTGATATCTTTTCAAATTCGCGTCTTTGCCTTTTTGGATCAGTGATCTTCTTGCGGTTGATCGCGGAGACTACCGCCCCGAGGGTTTGAAACCCCCGAGGCAGTTTGTCCCCTCGCCGTTCCGTTTGATTGGATTCGGCGACCTCCCTAACAGCATTGAGATTATGAAATCTTAATTCGTTAATGGAGTGCATATTTTTAACCTACTCTGTTTGTGAGCTTGGAGAAGGCGCTTCGTAGAGATGTACCGACATTGCAAGCGGTATCCATAACTACTTCGTAATCAAGCTGTTGCTTAATTCTCTGACCGCCACCAAGTGTACCCGGCTCGAACTCTAAAGGATAAAGTTCAGCTTTGAAGAGTTCATCGGAGGATAGGAATAAAACCTCATCATCAGGACAATCACCGTCCATCAAGATATTGGCTTGACCACCCATGAAGGATAGACCATTCCAACCACCGGAAAGAACATCTTTAACGGCCGCTCTGACCATATCGGTCAAAGTATTACCGTAGGCGTTGAACTCTGACATATTACAGACAATAAGATCAACTTTACCGGTAACATTAGCTTTTTGGTAAGGGATATTCCAATCACCTTTAGCGTAGGTTTTGGCCGTATCGCTATTAGTGTTTTTGTATGCCTTCCAAGTAACATCGGTCGCAGGATCAATGTTCAAGTAAGCAAGTGTATCATCAACAATTTTGCCAAGACCATCAAGCTCGGCGGCTACGGCATCGGAAGCATTGTATTTGATAACTGCTGTGTCAGCTACGAGATCCTGATTATCGGCAACAGTAATGGAATTATCACCGGCAATCGTTGCAACGGTAGTAATAGCATTAGCACCAATCTTAATCTTTTGACCAACACGGAAGTAACGGACTGCCAAAGGAATATCTCCGTTGTAGAGAGAAGCGGCAGTTGCTTTTGGCTTCAAAGTAACAGTTTTGGTCGTGCTACCGGAAGCGGCAACATAAGCCAAAGTAGCCGTAGCATCACCGTAGCACTGTCTGTTTAAGGACATTGCCAAAGCGTTGGTCGTGCTTTTGTTCTTGAAGTTAAGAGCGTTGATAATAGCACCACTGTTTTTCATTTTCAAAACAGCTTTAGGGATTATGAAGGCACCAACGGCTGTAACGAAGGTTAGATACCCCTGATCTGTATCAACAGACCCGTAACCAAACTTCTCGCCGACATCAATACCGTCAGTAGCCGGTCGGCCATTTTCGATAGTGATGTTAATTTTGTTGTTCGCAAAAGTTTCCATCTGAACTTGAGGTGGATTGACACGACTTTCGGTCATGCCGCCATCTTGTTCAGCTTTGAAACCACCAAAAACCTGCCACATTGGGGCCTTTTGCGGAAGTTGCATTTTGACTGATGGCATAATGTCTTTGTTCAAAATGTCATCAAGCAGGGTGAAATCAATAGGTGTATCGCTCATTGTAACTCACTTTCTTTGTGAAGATTAATTAATTTACTTTATTTAATCTTTCTGCGATTCTCTCACTCATTGCTGAAGATCCTAGAGGCAAAATTTTTGGTTTCGGCTCTTCAATAGTGCCTTTGTTTCCTTTTTCGGCACCCGGCAAATCAGCCGGTTTGATATTGTTGGCTATGAACTGATCTTTGTACAGAAGCGTTGCCGCCTCATCTACCGTAAGCACAGTTCCACCTTTTGCTCTTTCGGACAAGTATTCTTTCAACTTCTCTTTATCAATGAATGTGTGCTGACTTGCAAGAGTATCAATTTCCTTTTCGGTTTGAGCGAGCTTTTCCTTTTTGGTCAACTTTTCTTCGACCTCTTTGGTAGCGTCCTCTTTGACTTTGGCTAGCAACTGTTCCAATTTACTTTCAGGAACTAGATTGAGCTTTTTCGTCATGTACTCAAAATCCTCTTTTTCTTGCTCGGTCATTTCGGAGGCAGAAATTTCTCCTGAAATGATCTTATCAGCTTTCTCTGTAAGATCGGACTTCTCAAGCTCGGATAAGCGAGCTGATTTTTTAGAGTAGTCGCTCTGAAGGTTTTTGTATTGTTCGTCCTTCTCGGCATTCGCCTTCTCTAATTGTTCGATCTGTTCCGCCGTGTACTCCTTGTCTCCAACTTTTAAGGTTGTAGGTGAAGCAGGGACTTCGGGTTTGTTTTCTTCTGGCATTGTAGCCCTTTCTGGGGTTCTGCTTTGCGATTATCCGGTTGCCCGGGTTCTGCCAAACGATTATCCCAATGTTTATTTTATTATCTAATGTGCTATATTGCTTGTCAAGCGCACGCTATTCGATAGTCTTGATAACATCATCGAATTCAAGTACGAACTCTTTTTTGCCGTCAAATTCTATCTCGACCAACGAATTTTCGTAATAGACGACCCGATCGCCCTCGTGAATATGACCGCACTCTTGTTGGGTTTCAAGACCAACTTCTTTGACTATCCCGACCTGACTTTTCTTGGTAGGATCAATGATCCCCTCTTTTTTCGATTCCTCTTTCTCAATGATAACCGTTTTGTGTAGCAACATTTTTGCCCTTTGTTAAATTATTTATAATTTATTTTTTTGCCATTGCCTTTGGTTTTGTAGGTTTCGCAGTTTTCGATCCGCCCATCATTGATCGCATTTTGGCCCGAACTTGATCCGGTGTCATCTCGCCTGAAGGAGCAGGTGCCGGAGTTGCGGCGGCCTGATCTGCCTGTTGAACAGCCGGTAGATTTGTCTGAACTCCCATGTCTTCAGCTTTCGGCGTAGGCGACTGTTGAGATAACCAGTTAAGGAAGATTGAGAATGCCTGTTTAATTTCAGGGCTGACATTACCTGCGCGCATTTGAGAAATAATGGCTTGGAATTCAGGATTGTCGAGTAATGTCTTGTTTTTCTCAAGAGCGGCCATAAGATCGGCGGTATTGCCAACCTTATAAAGATCAAGTAAAACTTCTTGAAAGATCGGGGGAATGTTCGCCCACTCTTTGGCGATGGAGAGAAGTTCTTGTCGTTTGGCGTAGATGGAATTTGCGCTGACATCTTCAATCTCAATCTCCATAGATTTGATCGTATGTGGGATAACAACGGCATTAGGATCTTTAGCTTTGTATTTCTCACCGATGAATTTGCGTTCGGTGTATTCTTCTCCTTGAGCGCGGAAGCTAAACGAAGTTGGCTCATCAGTGAATTCTGAAAGATAGTAAATGGTAATATCAGCGATTCTCTTGAAAGCTTGGATCATATTATCAAGCGGAGTTTTTTGATTAATTTTGGCGCCGGCCATAGCGTCTTTACCCTGCTCGGCCGTTCTATTCTGCGATCCTCTAGGAGTAAGACCAAGCGCAGTAGCGTTTTGACCGTATCTCTCGGCGATCGAGAAAAGCATATTGAGCCATTGAATAATCGCCGGTGGAAGTTGAGGCATCGTCATAGCGTCCGGCTTCTCGCCTTCATACTTAACAATGACACCGTTTTCATCGGAAAACATAATGTCGGAGCCGTCTCTGACCAAGAAAGCGCCTTTTGCGAACTTCTGAATAAACTCCTCAATTCTATTGACGATAAAATTGATTGATCGGTTGATTGGAATCATATTTTCAGCGAAAGAAGGAGCGTACTCATCGTTGGAAAAGAGAGAAAGTGGGATAACCGGATATTCGGTCGCTCCTCGATAAAACTTCGTGCGGAGAACTTCGCCGCCGGTGGACATAATTGTTTCCTTGATCCCTTCAGGTAATTTCTCCATGATCTGATAAAGGAATTGAGTTTGCATATCGCCGACACCGCCGCGAAGGCCGTACTTATCATTGAAGATAGCTTCTTTCATATCATCAGGAAATCCGCCGGAAATTGTCGGAGCTTTGTAATCCTTGTAAGCTTTAATTTCCTTTAAGCTTCTTTTTATCTTTTTAGCGATAATTGGATTCTCGGTAAAAGGAATATGGGGATCAAATAAATAATCGAAAGCATCGCCGACACTCGGGACAATGACATTTTGCATTTTATTGGTAAGCGGATTGATTCGCTTTTCAACGCCGATCTCCCAAAAAGAGATAGGATATTTGATCGCATTGTGCAAAAACTTATGTACCAAGTTTTTCGAATCCCAATCAATATAGTGTTTGCGAAGTAACTTTGAAAGATAGCGAGAAGCGTCTCTTGCTTGCTCATTATCAATCTCATCGGGATAGACCACAAACATCGGCATAAATTGAAGCAAATTATTCTCAAAAGAATCGCATTGCTTCTTGACCTCGGGAAGATTGATAAAAAAGCGCTTCCGGTAAGGAATTTTGACAAGAGATTGAGTTACCCTAGACCACGCTACAAAACAATTATTCTCGTAAGCGTGATAAGCGCGATACCAATTCGGCTCGAATTTACTTCTAATTTTTTGGAGAGTTTCTACATAAGTCAAAAGTTCCGTAGTGGACAAAGAAGTGGGGATAGTCTCGACCGCCGGTTTGGCTTCTTCGACTTGAGGAGGTGAAACAATAGTCTCATCGGTTGTCTTTATGTCTTTTTCGGCCATATTAATCTACCGCCTTTTCTTCGCCGACATTCACTCGATTGCCCTCGCCATCGAATGCAGACTCGTCTTTAATGATATTTTCCTTGATATTTTTGCCAATTTTTTCTTGTAAGTTCGATAAATGACTAGAGATTTGGTCATCGCTTGCTTCTTCAAATTCAGAATCGTCTTCTGCCTGTTTTTTCTTCGGAAGTAATCTCGGCAGAGATTTGTTTTGAAAAAGAGAGATCAAATAAACAACGAAAATAGCCCAAACTACATTATTGAGGATAAAAGCTATTAGTATTCCGACCATGAATCCGCCTCCATATCTCTACTAAATCCTATATTATCATTATCACCTGATTCCAAATGTTTGTAAAGTTCTTTCTTGCGCTCCCAAAATTGGTTTGGCTCTTCTTCTTTTTCCGGTGGTTTGGCTTTATGATTAATCTGATCCCAAGTGGTGCGGATAGCATAGCCGAAGGAATCCATACAGTGATTATTTTTATCAGCCGGAACATTCGGATTCTTTTCATCATACATGTAATTTTCAAATTCCCGGACGGTGTTGGTACATTTCTTAAGAACATAGATCCGGCCCTGATAAATCAAGTTTCGGATCAAGGTAACACGCTCAAAGATATTCTTGATACCCTCGGTAGGCCTACAAGCGTTGGTGAGCGCATTGCGCGCGATACCGGAAGCCGTATCGTAGCAAGTAGCATAAGGGCGCCTCTTGTAAGTATCAATGAAGTGATTGAGCCAATGGTTGACCTGATCCGGCGACATATCCGGTTCGTAGTATTCATCAACGATATACCAACAGCCGTCATTGCCAAGAGCGTTGACCGTGATAACATTCGGATCATTCAAACCGTAGTCCAAACCATAAACATACTCAACGATCTTAAATTCGTGGATATTCTTGTCTTTGTCTTCCCAAGTTTTCGGCAATTCATTAATGAAGTGATCTTCTTGGAGAGGATAGACCTGACCGGTAGCGAACGAGAATTCGCCGCCAAATTCTCGAGCAAAATCAATCGGATCCCAAGTCCTTTTCAAACGCTCATACTCTTCGGGTGGGAAGCTAGGATTCGCCACCGACTGCCAAGTAATGAACTCGTAATCAGGATCTTTTTTGAATTTTTTGTACATCTCATGCACAAACGACCTGCGATAAATCGAGGAAGTACCGAGGATTCTGCCTTTGGTGTTGGAGGTACGGCCTTCGAGGATCTTCCAAGTATTCATATTTTGGCCGTCAATTTCATCTACCCAAATCCAATGGAGATTAAGACCTCGAATAAGCTCGGGATTATCAAGAGAGCGAAAATAGACACGGTTGCCGTTTGGCAACTGCAACATCTTGTCGCGTTTGATCCAAAACCTTTTTAATTGAGGAAATTCGCTAAAAAACTTGTCTAGGACTGACTGATTTAACTGGTCGATAGTATTGGCACAGATCATACCGGTCGTGCCTTTGATATTCATGTTGATATTCGCCCAATAGCAACCGGCCTTCGTTTTGCCGCCTCTTTGACCTGCGGAAGCAAAGATAAACCGAGCTTTACTCGTGAAAATTTTATCCTGTCCGGGAAATGGTACAAATTCGATGACTTCCTGTTTAATCATTATTTTCGCCTTA